AAACTTAACCGACAAATTAAAAAAACTCGTCGTCAAGATAAGAGGCAACGCCGATTGTTAAGTGATCAAGAACTTATTGAAAAAATTGGAAGACTTGAACGAGAAAAAAAACTTAAAGATCTTACAAATGAAGACGTTAATCCTGGTATGAAAGCTACTGGAGATATTTTGAAAGCTTCCGGTACGAGAGTTGCAACAACAGTTGTTAGTGGAGCTGTTTTATATGGGGTTAAGGCCGCAATGACGGGAACTGTAAATCCAACAGATGCTATTGGTTATATAGTCCCAAAACCAGGTAAGAAATAAGGAGGATATTATAATGAATCAGGTAGAAAATGAACTCATGCACTATGGTGTTCTTGGCATGCATTGGGGGCAGAAAAAATCTCAATCTCAAATTCGTAGCGAAATCAAATCAGTTAGAAAAGAAAAAAAAGAATGGGATAAGGTTGCTAAAACGGCGAGTACAAAACGTTTTTTAGGAAATCCATCAGCTTCTGATATTGCAAAAAATCAGTCAAAACACTATGATAAAAAGATAAGAAAACTAAGAATTGAAGAAGAGTATAATAAAGTTGATAAAAAGTTTACCAATAAAGGAGTGTTAAAATATAATGAGGCAACTAAAGTAAAAGCGGCGAAATATATAGTTGATCATAACATGCCAATGGATAAAGCCATTAAATTAGCAAAAGCTTCTGCTAATAGAAATGGTGCTGCTCTTTTGGGAGCTAGTGGAATGATGTTATATTCATCCATAAAGAAATAAAATAAAGGAGTAATTTATGGGGTTGTCAAATACTGCAACTCCGAAATATTATGGTCAATTTAGAGATGATGTATTACGAGGGAATATTCCTGTTTGTAAAGAAATCTCAATGGAAATGAATCGTATTGATAGTTTGATTGCAAATCGTGGAATTTATTATGATGAGGATGCTATTGATGGATTTATAGAATATTGCGAAAATGAATTGACTCTAACAGACGGAGAGGATTTGGCTCTTCTTGACTCCTTTAAACTTTGGGCCGAACAAGTTTTTGGTTGGTATTATTTTGTAGAGAGGAGTGTGTATGAACCAAATCCGGATAATCATGGTGGAAAATATGTCCGTAAAATGATCAAAAAGCGTTTAATAAATAAACAATATTTGATTCTTGCTCGTGGTGGAGCAAAGTCAATGTATGGTTCATGCATTCATAATTACTTTCTTAATGTTGATACATCAACAACACATCAAATAACCACTGCTCCTACCATGAAGCAAGCCGATGAAGTTGTTTCTCCAATCCGAACAGCTATAACCAGAGCTCGTGGCCCATTATTCAAATTCTTAACAGAAGGATCCCTTCAAAATACAACTGGTTCTCGTGCTAATCGTGTTAAACTAGCATCTACTAAAAAAGGCATTGAAAATTTCTTAACTGGATCTCTTTTAGAAATTCGTCCAATGAGTATCGATAAACTTCAAGGATTAAGACCCAAAATAGCTACTGTTGACGAATGGCTTTCTGGTGATATTCGCGAAGATGTTGTTGGTGCAATTGAACAGGGTGCTTCTAAAAATGATGATTATCTAATAGTTGCTATGAGTTCTGAAGGAACAGTTCGTAATAGTTCCGGTGATACTATTAAAATGGAACTTATGAATATTCTTAAAGGCGAATACATAAACCCTCATGTTTCTATTTGGTATTATCGATTGGATGATGTTCAAGAAGTTTCTGATCCGGCAATGTGGATTAAAGCTCAGCCAAATATTGGAAAAACCGTAACTTATGAGACATATCAATTAGACGTCGAACGAGCAGAAAATGCTCCTTCAACTAGAAATGATATTCTTGCTAAAAGATTCGGTATTCCAATGGAAGGTTATACTTATTTCTTTACATATGAAGAAACTCAACCGCATAGAAAAAGAGATTTTTGGTCATTACCTTGTGCTCTTGGTGCAGACCTTTCTCAAGGCGATGATTTCTGTGCATTTACTTTTATGTTTCCTCTTCCTGGTGGAAAATTTGGAATCAAAACAAGATGTTATATTTCTTCCTTAACATTGATGAAACTTCCTGGAGCAATGCGCGTTAAATATGATCAATTCATCGATGAAGGATCCTTAATGGTGTTGGAATGCACCGTTTTAGATATGATGGATGTTTATGAGGACCTCGATAAATTTATACAACAATGGCAATTTGACGTTAGATGTTTTGGATTCGACCCATATAATGCTAAGGAATTTGTAACTAGATGGGAAAGTGAAAATGGTCCATATGGTATTGAAAAAGTTATTCAGGGAGTAAAAACAGAATCGGTTCCTCTTGGTGAACTTAAAACTCTTTC